TCATAACTAGAGATGCTGTTTCGAACGTAGCGAGCATGTTAGCTTGGACTTCCATGCGCTGTAGATCGATTTGTTGGTAGTTTTTTTCTGTCATTAGTATCTTGATTTAGTAGGTTGATGGATAGGGTTAGAATGATACACTACCTCTGTGCCAAAGTTAGTGTACCGTTCGATGACTTGGTAGTCATCTGTTGTTTTGATTAAACCGATTAGTTTAAAACCACCATCAGACGGATCTACGATCCATGTGATTCTAGTGGTTTTACCAGCCTTGGCAGCACGTTGAATTTCAAGTGTCCCGTAGCTGGATTTATTTAAATTGTGAGTTATATACATGATGTTTATTCCGGATTTACCAGGCACGATGGCCCGGGAAAATCCTTTATGTTCTGGTATATATACTTGATATTTATTGCCAAAGTATTCTATCTCTGGTCTCATGTCCCATAGGTCATGATGTAGAGTGAATAGCTCTGTAATATTTATATTGGTTGTAGTCATAGTTTCTCCTGCCTTTTTAAAAAAAATATTAGCATGAAGCTAAGAGTTATTTTATATCTACATGTGATCCCTAGAGATAGGGTTCACTACTGATAGGAGGTAATAAAAACCCAGTAGGAACTCAGAGTGCTTTGGGGGGCAAGAGCACGTCTAATGAATAGGAGTATGAAGAAGGAAAACCTGATCATATCCCTAGGGACCACATCTAGATATAAGATGTTTATGTTCGAGTTTTTGATTGAACCTTTAATTCGGCTTGGCCGGCATCAATTCAATCTGCTTAAGTACATCTTGAATTTGATTTATACGCTTAATAGCTATAGCTGATTCTTCAGGAAGAACAGCATTCTTGACTATCCTCATCTGACTGAGCATATAGTAGCTACACGCAGTATAGAGAGTGTCGAACATTTCTGATTCGCCGGCAAGATTCAATTCTGTTTTCATATTATATATATACAGTTTCTATAGAAGGAATATAAGGGGAAGATAAGGGAGCTAATGGGAGGGATGACCACAGGTGCCTATACTAGGCTTTCTGTATGAGATTTATGTGTATAAACACTCATTCTGTATGGGTCCCCCCCTATAGACTCTCTTTTAAGTTAAATATTTAACAAATGAGTAACTTTGACATTAAAAATACGACTGGAATCCTTCTTTTTTATGGGGTGAAATACCCCTATAAACCTAGAATGGACCAGTAATTATCCTAAAAGTACTTTGTCGTTATATATACAGTCTATATATACACTCTTAGTATAAGCATATGTATATATAGGATATAGTTGTATAATTTAAAATATTATTATGTTATGAGCCGGCGACTGTGTATACGTATATGTCCGTATATGACAAAGTCTCCCTACATTATCTAACCACCAAGATAACTAGGAAGACTTCGTCTCCGTTAACAAATCATTTAAATTTTCAAATCTATTCCATACATCCGCTTGAAGTCTCTTCGCATCGGATGAAGAGCTGATTCGGTTCCATGAGTGGTGTACAGTGGTCCTTTGATACTCGGAGGGGGGAGTATTTTATAGACACCTGATTTGGCCCGCTCAATATTGAAACCTAACCGCTCTAATTCGGCCATTACATTCTTCATGGCCTTGGACTGATGCTGTTTTGGCATCTTGATTCTCCTTATATAATACTGATTGTTATCAGTTGTTATGAGTATAACAGTATATAGGAGTCAATTGCAACAGCATCTTTTGATTATTTTTCTTTTTGCCGCGTGATCTGAGATCTATTCTTATAAAAAAAAAGAAATAGAGCTTAGATACGCTCTAAAGGGGTCGCTCGCTTCGCTCGCTCCCCACTAAAGGTACCTAAGATTTATTTCTTTGTATAAATTTATAAAATGATAGGGGGGCATATATGTACGACGCTTTAGATGCATATGCTAGGCAACTATGATTATGTCGGGCTCGTACTAGACCCCAAGGTTACACTGTTTAGAGTCTTGCAACCGACTTAGAGAAAGGGGCATATTGACTAATTATTTACAATGCATATGCCAGACATATCTGTTTGAACCATTAGCCTAGGTTTATAATGTGATTGACTAACTTAGCCCTAATGCCAGCAGGTACATACACAGAAAAGTGTACCAAAGCATATGAAGGGGTGAATGTAGACTTGGTTAGAGCATTCTCTGTCTACTAAGAGAGGGTTTTACCCGCTAACCATGCGGGGGTTTGTAAGAAGGGCACACCACAGTGTCGTTTAAACCGAGCTATACGCTAACAGTCCCTTAGTACAAGATTATTTACTTCAGAAAGGAAGTTCTTCTTCGTCACCATCTGCTACTACAGCATTGGTGGCGGTGTTCGTTGGTGCGGACTCAGCACGAGCCGAGTTTTTCCAGAGGTCAACAGCAACAGTTTTGCCGTCTACAATCATTGAGAACCGACCACAAGGTGCATTGACTGCAGCAAACTGATCCTGAGGAACAAGCTTGCCACCTTCATCTACCTTGATGATTTGCTGAGCACCAGCCCAGTTGGTTGTCCACTGACGAGACATGTTGCCGAGAACCTTGATACGGTCTTCAGCAGCCTTGATCTTCTTTTGTGCCCAATCGGTCTGTGTAGCGAGTTCTGTCTTGAGAACAGATGCTTCTTTACGCAGACGGATGATACGCTGGAACTGATCAACAGATGCATCCACGAGGTTCATGAAGCCTTGGCCTGTACGAGACTGGCTACGGTCAACCGTTCCAATCTCAAACGAGGTTACAGGAATTCCTGCTTCGTGAGCATATGCTGCTACAATGTTGCCACGGTTTTCCATAGTGCTAAGTACGTCAACAGCACCTGCAGCCTTGAAGGCATCAAATGCGTGTGAGATACCAGCTTCAGAAGCACCGAATTGCTGCCAAAGAAGAGGCATACCATCAGTGAACTTCAAACCAATACGGCTTGCAGTGTCAAGGAATGCTTGTTCATCAACAGGCTTTGCAGCGTTAGTGTTCACAAATGCACGAAGTACTTCAGGCAAAGACATGGTCTCGCCGTCAATAACAACATCGATGTGCATCTTTACTGGCTTGAAGATACCAGTTACAATCTTGTAAGTTTCACCAGTATATGGGGACTTTTGTTCAATAACACTCATACGAGAGAGAGTTGCCTCTTGCAAGGTAGCATACGCAGGTACTTCGATACCATTGATAGTGCCTTTGAAGGCAATCTTCCGACCAGCGTGAAGAGTGGTTGTGCGACCAGTTGTCTCAAAGACTTCTGGGGTGTCGGCTACAGCAGAGAACAGGTCACTGCCAAGTCCGAACTTGTCTAATAGATTACTCATTTTATGAATATTTCCTTTGTTTTTCTAGTTTTGGTTTTTATTTGTGGTCAGAAAAGGCTGCGAATGGGTCAATTGACTCATCCGATGTCTCTTCCATCTTTTTGGATGAACTATTAGTTGCATTGAATCCAGCGAGGAACTCTGACTTGATAGAACTAGTTGTTGCACTAGTCTTACCAGGAAGAGCTACAGCACCAGATACCAACTTGCCAGTTAGTTCACCAAGTACTTTAGAAGTAGGCTTCTTTAGTTTCATTTTGTTTTTTCCTTTTTGTAAAGAGTTGTTTTAGTTATCGGTCGTAAAATGGGCCGAGGATAATGTCAAGTAGATCAAATAGCCAGTCAAACATAAGCTTGTGCCTCCTTTCATTCTTCCCTTTCTTTGGTTAGAAATACTCAGAGGCACCGCCCATATGTAATCACTTGCTAACATACCATAAGGTATATAGACCTATAAGTATGTATATAACAAGTGTGATCATGCAGAGCGTTTTAGCCCTTTAGAATCATCCCAGTCATATACATTTACTTTGATTTCCCCGCGACGAACCACAACTTGCAACCATCCTTTTGCAAATAAAATATTAGCAATGAGAGATTGAATACAGATTGTGGTTACGACGCCAGTTAGATACCAGTACCAAGCCATTGTTATACCAAGTCCAACTCTACAAGTTGAGTATGCTTTGTGTACCATTCAACCATAGTGGTAGAGTGTTCACGCAAACGCTTAGAGTGAGACCAGTTATAGTCTTTGCATTCAATAAAGTATGCAGTACCATCCATGAGCTCAAGCTTTACTCGGTTATTATAGGTGTGGTCGATAATCATAAGGACATTGAGATCCATACTTACACGAATGTAAGCCTGGCCCCCATTATGATGATAGAGCCTGTTTTCTTGTGCCGCAAGATCAATAAGTTCTAACGATTGCATGTATGTAATTTCTTTCATGAAAGTACCTTTACCTTTGTGAGTTTGTTTCCGAATCTGTTGCCGGCGAGAAGACCGATAACAAAACAGATAGTTGTGAGTACGATTCCAATTGCTTGGATGTTTTTGTTTATAAATTTACGCATTGTTTTCTGCTTTCTTGTGATTGTGTTTATAACTAGACCATTGACCGGGCATATCTGTGTCGATATCAATCTTTCGATCGTCGGGTTCATATGCTTCAGTGCCAGGACTAGAGGGAATAAGATCCCAATTTATGTTTTTCTTTTTGTCATTATCTTGCGCAAGCCACGCAAACAATGCCATTCCTAGGTATATGCCAGCTGAAAGCCAACGTAGACGGTTTATAAATATTTTCATTATTGGTCTTCTTCCTTATATGCTTCTTCAAGCATGTTTGAAAATGCTACTTGAATTTTCATGTGTTCAGTTAGGTTTTGGTAACCTACTACGAATAGATTCCCGTGAGATTGGTCCATTTGGGTAACCATTTCTTCGGATTCGCCGTAGTTGATAATTGTATTGTTTTCAAAGTCAACTAAGAACATAGTTGTCTTTTCATTGAATGTGTTTGTCATTTTATTTCTCCTCCTGTAGAGATATTGTATGTGCCACCTTGGAATGAGGTGAGTGATCGATCAACTGACCACCCACCCCATTACTTTGTAGGAGGTGACACGCGATTTATTTAGGGAACATTTCATTCCAGCATTTGTCGTGAATACCTGTGGCTATAAGCTCACATTTATCTCGATGAAGTTCTGGAAAGGCATCTTGAACAAACATTCCACCTTGCCAATCCGCTAAACCTTGAGCAGAAAGTACAATGGTATTATGTTCACCACAATGGATGCACTGATTTTGATGTGTTGCTGATTTATCTTCTGTAATTGTAAAGTTATAATTTTTCATATAATGGGCCTCCTAGTTCCCTTTCTTTGTATAGATATATAGATGTGTATATAGGTTGTGTAATTTAGGCGCTATTATCCGCAGGCCTAAGTTTGGGTCCTATAAGAATTTTTTTTAGTTGGTTAGCAGGTTAGTGCGAACCGAACACCCACCCCTTTCCTTCGTTGTCGAGGCTTCGAAGAAGCACGAACGAAGAAGTGACCCGAAGGGTCGCTGATGAGTGAGTAAAAAAAAACGAGTAGGTACAGAGCCAAGTTCCCCGAAGGAAACCTGACTCCGTACAAACCCAAGGATGTCTACAGCCCGAAGAATGCTTTGTCAGCAGCGACCTGAAGAGGTGTTGCTGAAGCAGATTTCTTGAACTGGCGTTGTGCCCGCTCGATTTCTACGTTCGCACGATGGATTTGAACCAACGCACGACGAGAATCGTCACTGATAAGACTCCAGATTGAGTAGGTGGATGGGACGGTGCTGGCTTTCTTAGCCATAGTGATTACCTCCTAAGGTAACTCTGGGGATTTTACCCCTTTACTTGGTTAGCGGATTTACTAACCCCGATGGTGAGCAGTTTACGACTTGCTCAGGTCGCACCCTAGAACGCTAGGATGTCGTCGTCGTTAGCCGAACCGGCAACAACAACACGTTCTACTGCTGGCAAGGTAGCCAAGTTAGCAAGCAATGCTTCAGCCTTAGACAAGACTTTAGCATCGATTGGCTTTGGCTCAGCCTTTACCGTTTGAACCATAGTGCTGAGGACCGTGTCAAGGTCGACGCGAAGGTTCATTGCTGTTGGCTTTGCTGTGTTGATGTCTTTCACATCGACAGCCAACTCGAATGAAACACCCTTTGTATAGGCATTCCGCAGAATGTCAACAAGGATGTCACGAGCCTGTGTAGACTCGAGGTTTACAAAGACTGAGCCTTTTAGCAATCCGCTCTTGTCGACGAGCCAGACGGTTGATTTGGTTGGGCTGGTGTTTAGCCAGAAGTTGAGTATTGTGGACATTGGGTTACCTCCTAAGATAACTGTGGGGACTTTCCCCTTTACTTTGTTAGCGGATTTGCTAACGAAAGACTTTAGAATGTAGATAGACTACACCCCTTTACTTTGTAAGCGGATTTGCTCACGGTAGATTTTAGAATCCAGTACAGACTAGACCCCTTTACTTGTGACAGCGCAGAAGCCTAGTCTGTTGGACTATCCAAAACTCACATCCCTTTTTAGAATGAAAGCTATTTATTACTTGGTACGGAACCAGGTCAAGGCCCGCACAAAGTAATCGGTCATGATGATGTCAGAGTCATTTGCTGCTGTGTACAACCAACGGTCATAGTTAGCACCTGGGTAACCCTGCTTGACAAGATAGGAAGCACGAACCATGCGCAAGATATGGAGATTGGTTTGCTCCACATCAGAACGCTTTTCGTAGCTTTCCATGCGCTCAAGCAGTTGGATAGATACACCCTGCATATGGTCTGCTACATGGCTCTTGGTGACTTCTGTCAAATTGCCGTGTGCATCACGATTCTGGGGAACTATGAACAGCTTACTGATTTGAGTGATCAGTCTACGGTAGTGCATTTCCTGCTTCTTGTCCTTGAAGATGTTCTCTAGTTCAGGGATTTCCATGATATTACGGTTCAGGAAGTTGATCATTTCCTGATGTGTCTCACGGACCATCTCTTCACGAGGGATCATGAATTCTTGGACAATAGGAGATTGCTTCTCGTCGAGAGGCTTGTGCCACCATCCAAGGCCATGATTCTTCTTGAGTGCCTTAGCTGTATCAAACATGTTACGGCTATACCACCAGTAAGAGTCCATCTTGCGAGATTGGAGCACTTGCATTGTGGCATTTGCGGACCAGCCTGCCAGTACCTTAAGGTCATCATCTGTACCCTTGCATTGCTGCAGTGCATCGATCATGTCCTCATTTGCACAAGGGAGACTAGCAAACGGCACGTTATTGATACCGTACTGAAGCATTTTGGTCTTGACTTGTCCGCCAACTCCACCACTCTTGAGGAATGATGTTGCATAGTTGTACACAGAACTGTCCCAGTCCCATATTGCAGGTGCAGGACGGTTTGATCCAATGGTTGCAGATGGCAGCGATCCAGCAACAGAGAGACGCTTGAACTTAGCAAGATCCTTTGAGTGGATAGTTGGGATGTCACCTTCATTCAAGAATGTAGGACCTGGCTCAGCTAGATCCAAGATGGCAAACTCAGCCCAGTCGTTAGGCGTACGAACCAAGAATGCCACTAGTGGGTTAACTGAACCATCAGGCCGGACATAACGACGCTCATGAATCATGACCTCATCATCCAAGTCTGCACCACCAAGTTTACCTTGAATCTTAGCCCAAGTTACTCCCGGCATGCAGAATGTTTGAGTCTCTTCATGGTAGAAGGATTGCTTGTCATCCAAGTCAATGTCATAGCCGGCAAGCCACAATACTTCCTTGGTCATGACGTATGCACGGTATGCATGTGGCATAAAGACAAAGGCTTTCTTCTCACGAGCATTAGCTTGCCAATTGAGTCCTTCTTCCTTATTCTTTGAAAGAAACATCTTCTTAATGCCTTGTGCACGCATGAACATAAGAGTCTGACTAACTCCAATATCCAATCCAACTTCATGCAAACTTGCAATCATTTTATTCATGTTATTGGTAACTTTACCACCCTTGATGGCAGCAAACTTATCAGCCTCATTGACAACACGCTCGGCAACAATGTGCTGCATCCACTCAATGTCTTTACCTTCAACCATGTTGTTATAGGCATTGTCTAGAACAGTCTTAAAGTTCTCAAGCAGGTGTTTGTACTCAAAGATGCCTTCAATGCCCTTGAACTGAGCAAGAGTTTGGTCATTTGTCTTAACCATTCCTGGACCATGATGTGGCTCAAGAGTAATGATCTCCCAAGTTCCATCTGTTCCAAACTCCTGCTTAAAGTTGTCTACCGTTGTCACAATGTCAACTACCTGAGTAGATGAGATCATTCCACGCTCACGCAAACGGGCAAGCATTGCATCCTTAGGCACGGACAAAGCATTACCTTTTACCATTCCTGGCTTTCCGTTGATGTTAGTAACCACGCGAATGGTGTGGTTTGTGACCTTGCGATCTTCCATGCCCTTAAGTGTGTGATACTTTGCTTTACCTGGTAAGTGCTTGTTGGCACGATATATCTTCTTGGCATAGTCGTCTGTAATAAGACTAATGCCATCAAGGGTAATAGCTGCAACTTCCTCTGTGCTCAGATGAGGGAAGAAGTCCAAGATATCGTAGTGCGTAAGCACCAGGATACGAGCCATCTTGTGCTTGCCCTTGATGTTGACCATGCCACCACGAGCAGCACGAATGATCTCAGTCAAACGCTTGGTCATCTTTGCAGAGTTACCTACTGCCAATCCGTATTCAGACATGTCTGAGTACTTAGTTGACTTGTGCCCCTTGACTCGAATCATGTACTCCGCATCAAAGTCACCCCAGCCGAATACTACTTCTTGAGGCTTGTGGTCTCCTGCAAGAGCACCGCGTTGTGGTTCTGGTGGCATTCCGGGAAAGCGAAATGGACTTTCATATGGAGTGATGTTGATAGCAAACGGTTGATTGCCAAACATGTGGTCCAACATAAACCAGTGGTAGCCACCGGGATCAGTTGTTTCAATAACGAGAGACCTGCCATCGCCAAATCCAACTTGGACAGGCTTTACAGTTTCTGCACCAAAGGCATACTCAGGATCGTTTGTAATGATCCGACTATACACCATCTCTGTAGGAACAGTTGCACTCTCGATGAGTGATGGTGTGCGAACAAGGTATTCCTTGATCATTTTCTTTCCCTCCTTAGGGTTGGTTGTTTTGTTCACCGGGTTGGTGTCCATTTTATTTACCTCCTCGGTAATTGTTTTACTAGCACCTGGTTGGTGATAGTCGATGAATTCAGCCACTTCTGGATGATTCTCGAGCATTGTTTCAAGACGACCTCGAACATCAGCATTACGTGCAGCATTGGTGTCAGCAATTGCCCATACGTTAATAGCCCAACGCTCTGAGTCTGCATTAGTCACAGCATGCACGTGCTTTGAGTTAAAGGCAAAGACTTCTCCACCAGTTAAGTCCATTGTGTAGTCAGGTGATGCCATCTCACGACTTGATGCGATGTGCCAGTTGCAAGAACCAAGGTTGATGCCCATAGCCCATGCAGCTGCATACGTTGTGTCACGATGGGGCTTGATGTTCCCCCCCTTGCTGATCAAAGCAGTTTCTGCCTTAAATCCAAGCTTAGCACACAGGTCCACGATCCACTGCCAGATTTCATCATCCAAAAGTCCTGGGACGAATGGGCGAGTAGCTGAATTGGGGGCATCCAATGGAGCTTCGTACGGCAACCAAGTCCTCATTCGACCCTTTGCATAGTTACTTACGTCAGCTACCAAGTGTGGAAGAATGTTTTCCTCCAACTTATTGGTGATCCACTGCAGCTCTTCAGGGCTGAGCATTTCGCACTTCTTGAGTGCAGCTGCCGGTGGCCGAACTTTCTTTGGCATTATTGGTCCCTCCTCAGGGTTGATTGGTTCTGGATTGATATCCATTGTTAATCCCTCCTTAGGGTCATTTGGTGTGTTGACAGGTTCTCCGCCACCACCACCAAGATCATTTGGGTTGATGTAGACAATTGGTTTGTTTACACTCTTTGCGTAGTTGACGCAGTTTGCTGTGCCACCAGAACTTCCATCCCAGACAGCAATCAACACATTGCAGTGGTCAACCATCCATATGTTGCGATCCTGCATGCACTGAGCACCAAGTTCGTCATATGTACCGTTGCTAACAAGAACAACTTCACGTGCAAGCTCAAGCATCTTGCGATACTTAATTTGAGATTCCTTAAACCAACGTGACTCATGGTTCTTGCATGGTTGTGCCACAATGAATGGAATATTCATCTTATGTGCAACTCGAGCAGCATCTTGATCTACACCAAGAGCACCACCTGAAATAACAACTATTTGATGAGTAGTTCCATATTTCACTACAGCACGCTGCAATGTTTCTTGAATTTTCTGACGCAGTGCAAAACGCTTGGGGCTAGTTTCATCATAACCTCCAATCTTGTTTGGCCTGTGACCAGTAAATGCAATGTGATAGGTTGGCTTTGTTGCCATGTTTGTTCCCTCCTCAGGGTTGTTGGCCAAGTGAACTAAAATGTCCCCATGGCATGCTTGCGGTGCACAATAGCACACCACGTCTTTTCCTTTAAGCTCATGCAGTTGTGCAAGAAGCTCTGGCTTTCCAAAGATATACTCCTCGTATTTGGCGATGACTTCGCTTCGTGAGCCATGTTTGTCAATAACAAACGGGTTACCCCACTTGCTACCTCGGCCAATGTAGACAGCATCTGGTGGTGCTGTGTTCTTGTGTCTGTTGTGTACCTTTGGCATTTCTGCCTCCTTCTTTGTGGTTGTTGTGGTGTCCAATGTGATTACCTCCTGGTTATCGTTGATTGGGGTGATTGGGGTGATTGTTACTGCCTTGCCTTCCTTTCGGAAAGCCTGACCTGCAATAGAAGCAGACTCTGCATCTATAGTGTATACCTCGCCTGTAGCGTGGTCTGTGACTTGAAACACTCTCATGATATACTCCTTTCTGAGTTAATTTTAGTGAGACATTGTGGATCTACTACCCACAAGTATTTCATTCGAGGACAATTTAAATTGTTAACATATCCACTGAATTTTATATTATTACTTCTGACATAATAGATCTCTGCGTTGAAAACAAAAGCAAAGTACCAATGTTTATGTTTGTTAACAAATTTTGGGGATGTAAGTCTCCAGTGCATCTTGTAGTTTAAATGAACGAAAGGAGTACCATTGCTAAATGTTTTAACTTCAATATGTCGTTCTTGGTTATTTTTCCAAGAAGCACATATGTCATAGTTAACTGTGTTAGTCCCCTCTTTGGGGAATAGTTCTTCCGATGGTTGTTCTTTAATTATCCAGCCATTTTGCTTAAGAGTATCAGCAACAAATTCTTCTGTTAAACGCCCTAGTAAACGGCGGTCAAAGTCTACTAAATCTGTATGTTGCTTACTGCTGTATCTTATATTTAAGATTTTATTCACAGCAGCACCAAACCAGTCTTTATCCTGTTTTTCTAATGCAGATGTTTTCCGATGTCGTATAGATGAAAGTTGCGTCTCATCCAACAGTGTTGGCGACATATAGTCAATCCACCATGAGTAGTACTCTATTGTGTAATCCTTCATTGTTCTTCTCCTTTTTCTATTGGAACTATCTTGAGTTCTTGGTTTAAATGCAAGCCTTTTGCATAGTAGTTCAAAAGACTGAACCACTTTGTGTGATCCCTGTATGTCTTAAGTTTGTCAATGGCTTTGCCGGCCCAAACAATAGACAATACAGCAGAACCGTCAATATGACCTTTCATCTTACTGACAAGAGATTCTTGCTCATCAATTGTCATATATTCTTTGTTATAAGCAAACAAGTCACGTATATACGCAACCTGCCTGTCCGTCATTGGCCTGAAGGTTTGTTCCTTCATTTCTTTTACCTCCTCAGTAAATAGTTTTGGTTGCCTATTTCTATACGCTGCCCTCGAGACAGCAGTATTCTTATTGGCTTGACGAGCAGCTGCACATGTGGTACAGAATGTCCGCCAAGATCCATTGTGCTCTAAACGAATACCATCACCCTTGTAGGTGAATGTTTCGCACTGAACACAAAACTCATTGTTGTAATTGGTAGCCATCTTAGTTACCTCCTTTCTTGAATGGCAAGTTGATTACTTGACCAACACGAACGTTGCCAATTCCACCATTCATTTCTGAAATAATAGATACAGTCTCGCCTGTACGCAGGTGATCTGGACAATGTTCCTCTGAGATGCCCCACAAAGTATCTCCTTGCTTAGCAGTTACCGATGCAACTACACACGTTGGTGATTCTTGATGTACAAATTGAGCAACTTTAATTACTCCTATTACTAGGAATGTGGCTACCAAAGCAGCAATTAACACATCTATAACAGATGCATTGTTCTTATAAAATGTACGCATATTACGTACCTCCTTCTTTTCTTTATCACATTTAACACAAAGTGAAAGTATCCACCCGTGTTGTTGATGAAAGAAACGCCTAATGTGCTTTTCTTCGTCACAACGATCACAATAATCAGTGCCAAACTCTTCCATTCCAAAGGATGCTGCAAGTTGAGCATTGCGACCCGCAGGGGTTGCACTATTCTTGCACCGTTCTTGTTGAACGTAAGTTCTGGCCTTGTAAGCCAAAATCATGACAATAGCCATGATAATAATTGTTAATGTAAACACGATTCCTCCTAAGGATGTGCTGATGCGGATGCACGGAATGTGCATACGACTACTATTTATTCGTTACAGGAGCTGTTGAGCCACTGTTGACCACACCCCAAGGTGCTGAGACTGGGGCCTAAGCCCTATCCGTAAAAAGAAAACCCTCTGCTGATCCGAGCGGACGACCAGCAAAGGGTATTTTCTTTTTGTTTTTGTACTAACTAATTAGTCAGCACAGATGGGACACACGCCATTCGCCACTTGTGTAGTGAACTTTGTGTTCTTTGCCCAGTTTCCCTGCAGTTCAGGGACTCCCTGATACCTTAGTTCTCCACGTTTTACACTGTTACCAAAAGTAGCAAAGTGTTCCTCGCAGAGGCAAAAGCTTCTTTTCCCTGCAGTTACCTTAAGAGTTGGATTAGGACCACCATCAACCATACGATCAGTACGATTGCTGTATCCAAAGAGAATATGAGCCTTAGCCCTCTTCTCCATTTCTTCTCTATTTATCATGATCTACCCCTTTCCAAAAGTAGACCGCTCTGTGTGGACAAGTAGCCCCTCCTTGAGACCTTGAACCTATCCGTAAAAAGAAAACCCTCAGGAGCCTAAGCCCCCAAGGGTAATCTTTTAATTAAGTACCTCTATATAGGTATTACCAAATAAATGGTTCTTCTTCTGCTAGGTAATCTTCTTCCTCATCCATTGCCCATTCGTAACCAAGCTTGGCCGCAAACACCATACCTACAACAAGGAAGAACAATACGCCCTTCCAATTAAGTATGCTGAATATGAATCCAATGATGCTGAATATAGCACTGATGCCACCAATAAGAATAGTGAATACCACGCTTACAATAGGCGTAAATAGGCATACTCCTACGAGTATAGCAATACGCATATTCCGGCTCAAACCATTGAACCAATTAATTAATGAATTCATGACTCCTCCTAAAGTGTCATGTTGCGTATATGCACTATGTATATACGGCTACTATTTACTCGTTGCTGGAGCTGTTAAGCCACAGGTTCCCATACTACTAATACGCCTAGTACATGGCGCTATCTATATGCTAGATAAACCTTAGTTATTACTACGCTGAGTAGCTATCCCCTGCTTAGTCACTCTGCCCACACTCTTGTTGCTATCTGTACCCTCAAAGTACTCACCCTCACGTGGGTACATAAACCCTATCATTGCAAAGTTAGCCACATCCATTAACATCTCCACATTACCCTTCAATAACCCCTTCTCTTCATTACCTTCTTCAAACGCCTTAAGCCTAAGCTTTAATGACTCTATAGCATCCATTGATCCATCCTTACCATACCCCTCTTCTACTAGCCCATACTTGAAGAAACTTACTATCATTCTATTAACCATCCCCTTAATAAACTCTTCACTTATCTCTGTACCACATACATTAGGAATACTAATAACCATTTCCTTATTATCAATACTCTTATCTGCTTTATTTAATTTCATTCTTGCACCATCTAATTCTTTCTTTGCTATTTCCAATTTAATCTTTGCTTCTTTAGTTAACATTGTTCTTTTCTTTCTATTATTCAGACCCCCATACCCGGGTGGGCACGTTAAAAGATCTAAGAGTACATATATACTCACTATTAGTGGCTCATAATTTTTCCCTATTTTTTACTCTATAGAGACTTTATATAACTGTATATATACTTATACAGGTTTATGTACAAACAAACCCCAGAGATCACCCTCATCTGTTTCTCGAATCGCCCCAAAAATTTTTTCCTATATTTTTAATGCCCTAGAGGTTGCAAACGCAAAGAACCTCTGATAGCTTCACTGTTGTCGGATACGCCGGCAATAAACACCAAAAAGGAAACCCAATGGATTACGCTAATTGCGATAAATGTGGAACAGAGTTCGTAATAAAAAACGCTCTCTCGAGTTCCGTAAGATGCCCAGACTGCTCACAATGGGTAGACTTAATACCACAAGACAACTACGCCTCTAGCTACGTCTCAAGCAGCTACGCAGACAACTACGTCGACTACGACGCTGACAATTACGGATTCATGGACTAGAAAAGGAATATCAATCATGCCTAACAAAAACACAAGACTAATCATAGGATCAAACAAGTTATTCACCTACAACAACATACTCACACAGTTTGCGTATGACCATGACATAATCACGTATACGTACAATGATAAGTTATCCCTAAAGGCCAACACCAAAATTGTATACAAAAATATTTCATATCATATCCGTCAAGATTATGACTCCATAGTCTTCATGGGTACACACGTAGACTCAAACCTGTTGTACGGGCTGTACGACGACAAGAATCTGGTATTTGATGCCGGCGTCTTAGTAAACTACAAAACGCTCTCACGCGAGGGAGAAGTAGATCTAGACACTCAATGGAATCTATCTAAAGAGACTGACATCTATACTTTCAATACAAATAAAAAAGACACGCTACCACCAGTAGCGCATCTTAAAGATCATCAGTATGTTCCATCTATATTAGGCAATGTACGTAGCAGACGCCTAGCAATGGAAATTTTTGGATGTGTAGTCTATGGAACCTACAACATCAATGGTTTAGAGGGGGCTAACTCAGTCCTCGTCTAGATAGTGACAATCACAGTCTGGATCGATACATTCATCGTCCTCGTCTGAGTATCGGCCTGGATCGTAGTAGAATTGTTCTACTTCATCTGGGCCGAGCTCTTTGACTATATCTTCAACAGGCTTTTTTAGTATTTTAGCCATTTCATAGATCATCTCGTATTGTTCTTTGGAGAAAATAGAAAACACTATCTCGCCATCATCTTCTGAGTAAGCAGTGATGATCTTATCTTCTTGACCTTCATGGGGAGTAATGAACTCAAGTAAACCCTGTACTAGCTCTTCATCGCCAAACATAGACTGAATCTGTTCGAAAAAGTTATCCATGTGGACACGCTCCAATCTTATTGTATGTAAGCTATAGTACCGTAAATGTAAAAAAAATATATTAAAAAAATTTATTCGGGCGATTGGGCGAGCTGGCTCAATTCCTTAAATAATTCACAATATTCCAGGTAGGTTAGTATCTGTTGATTACCTAGCATCGTCTACCACCTCTACCCAATGGTCACCACAATCTCTACAGCGAATATCTATTCTATCTAGGTCATCATCAAAGTCTTCTTTAGCGAGACCAGCCAAGATGAAGTTTGGCGGATATTTGCAATCAGGGCAAGGGGTCGGCTTGAACGCCATCTTTAATCAGCCCTTCTAACGTTGATACTAGTTCTGGATCAGCTTTGATCTTTTCAATAGCGTTGTCTCTACCTTGTGAGAATGATTCACCGTTGTAATAGACCCAAGCTCCACGTTGCGAGAAGATTCCCTTAGACATACATACATCAAGCAGGCAACCGTAGTTATCAACGCCTTTACCATAATAGATGTCAAATTCTGTAACCTTAAGAGGGGGAGCCATCTTATTCTTGATAATCTTGGCTTTTACCTTGATACCAATTGATTCGCCGGCTTTATCTTTAATATCTTCTTTTCTACGCACATCAATTCGCACTGATGCTGCGTATGGCAAGGCTTTGCCTCCAGGAGTTGTTTCCGGATTACCAAACATGATACCGATCTTAGATCTAAGCTGGTTAATAAAGATTACTAGGCATTTGTGTTCATTAGCGAGACCTACTATCTTACGTAGTCCCTTGGCCATCATACGGGCTTGTAGGCCCATCTGGTTGGCTTCCATGTCGCCTTCTAGCTCAGCTTTAGGCACAAGGGCTGCAACTGAGTCTATTACGACTACATTGACCTCGCCCGTGCGGATCAGTCTATCTGCAATCTCCAATGCCTGTTCGCCATAGTCAGGCTGGGCAAGTAGGAGATCATCCAAGTTAATGCCTAAGGCATCCATGTAGACTGGGTCCAGAGCATGCTCAGCGTCGATGTAAGCGCACTTAAGACCCATCTTCTGTGCTTGGGCCACAACAGATAAAGATATCGTTGATTTGCCCGAGGATTCAGGTCCATAGATTTCAACTACTCGACCTAGTGGAAGTCCACCAATCCCAAGTATCATATCTAATGATAGTGCTCCGGTTGAAACTGCGGGCCAAGCTTTAATATCCTTGGACCCTAATCTCATTACTGCACCTGCTCCAAATTGTCTTTCAAGTTGGGCAATTGCTAATTCTAGTGATTTATCGTCTGACATGTATCTATTTTACCACAGATGTGTAGGTGCTAATAGATTTGATCTCAGCAATTATCTTTTCTTCAATCTCTTTGTATTGAGTTTTTGATTCCCAATCTAATCCGAGTTTGTGTTCTCTTATTGCTGTAAGCAAGTTATATAAGTGTTTTAAGCGCGTACTAGTGTCCACGAGCTCACCTCCAATGGTATAATGTATAGAGTAAATTAGCACAGATTATACCGTCATTAGGAGACAAATGAGTCGTAGTTCAAAAAAAATAGATCAAGAATTAGAATTTAGTAGAGCAATGGTTTTACTTTATAAGAGAATACATAACGTAGATGACTTGTTAAGATACTGGCATTTCTCCGGTCCTTGCTCATATCCACACCCAGTAATCGAAGATATTGGTTAGAGCTACTTGACAACGCCAAAGTTATGTTGATATACTCCTATATAAGAGAGCTTAGGAAGCCTTAGTAGATCTAACGCTCCTGTAAGAATATTATCTTATGTACCTTAGTTAACTTATATAAGTATACTAATATAGGCGTAGTTAACTTGGCATTGAAAAATAGAAAAAACTAATTACTATTTTCAAAAACAAGTAGGCTTATTATGAATATGTATCAAATATATGTGCCAGAACTAGGCATCTTTGTTAAGTATAAGGTGCTGAGACCAGAAGAAGCTGAAAACCTTCTTTCTGAGATAAAAGATAAAAGTACTAACGTTTATCGTAAAGCTATATTAGAATCCTTAATTTTTAATATAAAAACAGATGTTGCTGAAGCTTTGAGGGTAATGTCTCGCGCAGCTGCAGAAAAGTGTATAGAAGCCTTATATGCTGGTTGTATAATGCTTAACCCAGGTTTAGATGTAGATTACTGGCTAGATATTGCTTACACAGGTTATCCAATAATCCCTAGTCTTAAGAATAAGAAAAAAGATTCTGATTCCGACGATCCATTTCATTTCTCGGAAGATTTGGAAAAAATTTTTAATGACACGTTTAAAAAGCATTCAGAAGAAAAAGCTAAACCAAAACCTAAAAAACTAAGTAAAGAAAAATTTCTTGGACTTAATAATCACTTAAAGACAAATGTTATAGGTCAAGATAATGCTATTGAGATAATCGTCTCTGCATTGAAGAGATCTCAAACTGGAATGAATGATCCCAATAGACCATTGGGTGTTTTTATGTTTGCCGGAGCTTCCGGCGTGGGTAAAACGCATCTAGCAAACGAATTGCATAAATATATATACGGGTCAGATTATTCAATGGTACGTATTGATTGTGGCGAGCTACAACATAAACACGAGAATCAAAAGTTAATTGGATCACCTCCTGGCTACATTGGCCATGAAGATGGTGGTCAGTTGATAAACATGATTAAAAAATATCCCAATACCGTAGTCTTGCTTGACGAGGTAGAAAAAGCTCATCCAGACATTTGGAATACTTTTTTAAGAATTTTTGACGAAGGAATTGCCACAGATAATAAAGGTAAACAAGTTAGCTTTAAAAACACTGTCATAATCATGACAACTAATTTAGGTAATGATAAAACAGCTGACAACTTACTTAAAACCTCAGCTGGTTTTACTGGGACTGTAGATTTCAAAACAAGAACTAAAGCAATACCTAATAAGGAAATCGTAGAAAAGAATACACTAGAAGCAATTCGTAAACACTTTAAACCAGAGTTTATAAATAGAATTGATAAAGTTGTAGTATTTAACCATTTACGTCATGATGACATGATCTCAATTGCTGAGCTAGAAATGTCAATTGTTAAAAGTAAACTTCTTTCAAAGGGCTATTCTTTAACTTATACAGATTCAGTTGTAGAAGGTTTGATTGAAAAGGGAATAGATACTGTTAAGGGGGCTAGAGGACTTTCCCAAGTTAGAAGAGAAGGCATTGAAGATAAACTTGCTGAGTTGATTATATCTAGCATAATACCTAGAGGAACTTTGTTTGAGATTGACCATGAGGAAGATTTTAAAATAAGTTTAATAAAACCTCAAAAACAACAAAAGGAACAAGCAAATGACTGAAGAAGAAATTAAACTAAGAACTAAATTTTATCTAGCCCCCAAGACTACAAGCTTAGAAGAATTAAAGGTAATGAATGATAAATACACATCATACCCAGGCCTAATCCCTGAGCAGACAAAAGAGTCATTTAATTAATTAAAAGATTATAAAAAGCACATACTAACAAGTAATGCTTTAACAGTTACTATGACTGTATAATAACTATAAAAGGATATCAATTATGGCGTTTATGTCTAGGAAAAAATCAAGACCATCTTTTCCATCGATAGCAGATCAAAGAGCTTCAAGTGCTGCAAGAGTTTCCGCACGAGGTGGGAATATGAGCAGGTCGACTAGACCATCTTTTCCATCGATAGCAGAACAAAGAGCTAATAACATAGTTTCTGGACAAAAAAATGCCAGAGGATATAACTCTGGATTTATGAGAAATATAGATTATCCATCTTTTCCATCGATAGCAGAACAAAGAGCTTCAAGTGCTGCAAGAGTTTCCGCACGAGGTGGGAATATGAGCAGGTCGACTAGACTAGCTTTTCCATCGATAGCAGCACAAAGAGCTTCAAGTGCTGCAAGAGTTTCCGCACGAGGGGGGAATACGACTGCAACAACAACTCCAGCTTCTCGACTTAGGGGGACATTAGCAGGCGCACCTACAGCTTTACCAGGTGGAACAACAACTCCAGTGTCGATTAGACCAAGAGGAGCAATGCACGGACCTCCAAGACCAGCTGGAAGCACACTTGGAGCGATGCATGGTCCTCCAAGGCCAATTCCCCCTAGATATATGCCAAATGTAAATCCAAAGGGTAAGCTTCTAAGTAATAAAGGCCTTATGATTGGAGCAGGAGCTGCAGTTATAGCAGGTTTAGCAATGAACAGAAGAGGCGATGGAACGTCTTCTGGAAGAGCTGGAATGACTAAATATTAGTTTTAAACTAAAAAGAATGTAAAATGTTATGAGTGACTGGAAAAGCTATATAAATTCCAATGGTGATTTTGAATTACCAAATTTTTTATATAAGACGATTAATGAATTAATGAAACAATCATTAGATATGGGAACTTTATTATCTAGTGATCAATATAAATTAAGAGCTTATAAGGAACAAACCAAGAAGTTATTTAAGAGTAAATGGTTTGATATTGCCGAAGCTTTGGAATTCTTTGGCATTATTGAAAGATGCCTATGCTCAAGCAACGGCAAAGACTTCTATTGCGACGTTTGTAAGGGGGCAAGATATATGCCAACTGCAGTTTTAACTCCTGACCAAATGCGAGAAATTGGTGTTTTCATTAGTGCCGGCGAAAACATAGCCTTAATAGACAAACTTCAAAAGAGTATATCTGAAGTAGTCAACAACTTCTAGTCATATGATGTGCCCACGATGCGCTGACAAATTGCAGAATGTAATTGAATTCTTTCAAGATGGTGAAAATTTCGAGTATACTAGAGAGTACTATTGCACTAACTGTAAAAGCTCAGTCATAGAACACTTTGACGAACAAGGTTTAAAAGCCAGCGAATGGATAGATTTTAATGTCTAATATAGAAAAATATGATAAAGATGCTTTCTTAAAAAGCTTTGAGTCTTTAAGACCAGATTTGTTTTTGCCAGAGTCTTGGACGGATGAAGATAAAGAAAAAGTAGTGGAAATGATTCGTCCACAAAAAACAAGAACAGCAATGTTTTCTTCAATACCAATGAATTGCGAAGCAACTAAATGTATCTTTGCGGATACGTGTCCTTTATTGAAAGTTAATTTAGCTCCAAAAGGAAATCCTTGCCCTTTGGAAATGGCAATTGTTTCCCAGTTTACTAACGAGTACATGCATCAGTTAGACGTTAGCCCAGAGAATCTAGTGGAAGTTTCTATGATTAGAGATTTAGTAGATCAAGAAGTTCAATACATGCGCAAGACAAAACTGTTAGCTAAAGAGCATTTTATTCAAGAAAATGTTATTGGAATTGATTCCAACACTGGTGAGCCAATTATGAAAAAAGAATTGCACCTTGCCGTGGAATTGGAAGATAAACTACATAAAAGAAGAAAAGATCTTCGCAATCAACTCCTTGCTACGCGCGAGGCTAAAGCTAAGATTGGTCAAACACAACTAGATACAGCTCAAGCTATCTCTGACATTATGTATAAAGTTAAAGATATTGAAAAAGAACGCGAAAAACTTATTCGCAAAAAAACTGGACAGTTTGAAATTGACGAGTATATAGAAGCTGATGTAGTTTTAGATGCTGAAATAATAGAGGTAATACAGGATGAGATTATCTGATAGAACTGGCTCTGGCGCAACAACAACTTTATTAGATAGGCTAATTAAGTCTCTGACTAATTCTCCTGGAATAGAATTGCCAGCCAACCCCGTTCAACAATCTGCATTAGGTACTTCACAAGTAGAAGATATTTTTGGAACTAACGACCAATTTATTAATAGATATAAGCAATTTGAAAACATGGCTTTTGACATGATGAAAGATTCTAATAATTTAGCTTTTGGATCAAGGGTTAAAGATGTTGATCTAATGCGCAAAATGGGTAAAATAGATTTAAGTGTTTTCACTTATGAAACTAGACGAATGTTAACTGACAGCTTTAGGGACAATGTGCTTCAGTTCGATAGGCTATTATCTACGGCTGGAATTCCCGGAATGGAATTTCCATCAGAAAACTTATACTCTACTTTACATAAATTCGATGTTAATCAAACAGAAAAAACAAACCACGCAGCTATAAGTTTTTTGCAAAGAACATTTTTTAACGTAAACCCAAACAAAGAAGGCAAACTTGCCTTTAACTTTGGCGTAAGTAATATGCTAACATCGGATGCCTTACAAAGAGCTGCTACTCAACAATCTAGTCGGCTTTACTCCAACTGGAAACATATTAACATTTGACATCGAAACAACTGGAGTAACAAGAGGATCTCAAGTAAGATCATTTGCAGGTAGAGTTACAGATTCTGTTAGTGGAGCTGAAGTTAGTTCATTTGGAACAGCTTTTGAAAATCTACAAATGTCTAGTGCTAGGATTAGAACAAAAAATGGAAGCAGACTCATGTCAGAAGGAGTCAATATAATAGAAGGCTCCGAAAATGTAAAGTCCATGGCTAATGGTGGAGTAGAGTTTGTTTCTGAGTCTAAGAAGTTATTTGAAAGATTTCTTGACACAAACGTTAATCATTTGTCAGGGCATAACATATTCTTTGACTTACAGAAAATGGCAGAAACACTACAAGGATTAGATGCCTACGATGATGAAGCTAAAACTTTAATGCATTCTGTTTTTGATAGAATTTCTGGAGCAGACTATGAATACAAAGGCGTAAAGTATAAGGGAAATAAAGATTTTCTTATAGACACTAAAGAAACATTAAGTGCCTATTTTTCAAAAAAAGCAGAAGGGTTACCAGACGCTGCAGCTAAAGTCAATAGGTTATTAGCCCCAGAAAGTTTAGCTAAGATTTCTATAGGCGGATCAACAACTCCCTCTAGTATAGAAAATATAGTCGCCAACTCTAACGTATTAGAGTTGATCGAAAGAGATGCATTAGCTGGAAGCAAAGATGCACAAGATTTGATGGTAAAGATTCAATCAGGATCCCATATTGCAAAAACTGACGTACACATGCAAGGGACTTTATACAAATACCAGTTGTCTGAAGAATTGGATTTTATGGATATGAGCAAATTAGATTCAGCTTCTAGTTTTGTCAAATCAGGCAGAAGACAATACTTAAGAGGTGCAGCTATTACACCCACAACAAATGTTGCTGATGTTGCTCATTTGGAGAAAAGTGCTATAGATTATCTTTCTGGTGCCGGTGCAAAAAACGTAATGCTAGAAGATATAGCTGGTTCCGAACTTGGGTTATCAACAAGTGCCAGAGGTAAGTTAAGCTACAGTAAATCAAATGAAGCTTTTCAATTTACTGACTCAGGATCATCAAACGTATTTGACATAGATGAAGGAGTAGCTAAATCTAATATATCAAGCAGATTACAAGCAATATCAGATGTTAATAAAAATATATCATTACAAAACTTTAGTTACTCAGATGCAACAAAAATAGAAGAATCTTTTAAAGCTAAACGTGCAGTCCAAGGAATAACGGCAACAACAGATTCTGAAAAAATAATTAGATCTTTAGGTTTAACTGATGAACAGTTCGGGGCTCAAGCAGATGTCAGTACAATGTTTAGACAATTTGGGGAACCAACTAGAGGGCAAGGGATTAGAGATCTTCAGCCAGTCCTGCATATGGGAGATGAAATAATAAGCGCTTATCATCAAAATGCCGCAAGATCTGGTTTAGGATTTTCTAGTCTTAACGTTCAAGACAGAGTTATGAGTGTCAAATTAGCTCAAGCAACAGCCGGGATTGGACAAAGGGCAGCTGGCACAGAAGGAATATCAAGAAGTATGGCACACGCAAAACATGCAGGCCTACTTGGAGAAATGGGTTTATCTTACTTTAATGCCCAGACTACTTCTAGACTTGTTGGCGAATACGATTCTACTGGACCTCGTCCAGCTTCAAAGGTATTAGCAAGTTTTGAATCAATATTTGATTACAGTAGCACTACAGCAGCAGATGGTGGCATAGTACGAACTCTTAAAATTAAAGCTTTTGACGATGTCGACAATGTACTGGATACAAGTCTAAATAGATTTACATTGAGTTATCTGTCAGAAGCAGATACTCCCGCTGACGTTGGGGCTAGAATTAACTTAGTTTTTGGAGCCAATAAATCATTGAGTAAAGAGCAATCAGAAAAACTAGCAATAGGCATGCTAGATAATATAAATGAGCATTTTGATTATCTTAGCGACATAAATGGACTTGAGGATATAAAAACAATGGACAGAACTAAGTTGGCAGCAATTAGTTCCGGTAGAGACAGAGCTCAAAGAACACAACTTGCAACAGATTTAGCTGAAAAAATTAGAGAAAAAGGAATTGTAATAGGAAATATAGAAGGGCAACCGGTGCAGCAAATAGTTCAAGCTTTAATGGGGGGAGATATTGACATGGTAGATAATGATGTTAGATTAGCTAATCACCACATGAGATTAGTCCATTCGGAAAACGGAGCTTTAACTATGTCTGCTATGAGAAATACTCAAAGCGATTTAGCAATAGGTTTAACTGATGAAATGGCTCAACGAGAAGCTGAACAAGCATTAAATAGAGCTAATGAAATGGGGCAAATATTAGAGGATGATCCAAGAGCAAGAAAAAGGGCAGAAACCGTAGTCAGAAAATCTAAAAGATCTAAAGTCCTAAGTGAAGAAGTTGATTTAAGTAAAAAAATTAGGACAGATATAAAAACACCAATGACTGATTTTTTTCTTAATAATAAAACCAAATTAGGTTATGCTTCAATAGGTCTAGCTGCGCTAGGTGCTGGTTACTATATGTCTAAGAAGCACAGGGAGTCTGATCTTTACGATGAGACCGTTAAATCTCAACCAACAGAACCAGGCAACCCAAGAAGGGCAACGCAAAGAAGCCAAGCATCACTTGCAGGTCCTCAGAGCACTAGAAGAGATCCATTGGTTACATCAGGAATCGTTGGTAATTTGGACAGAAACAAAATAGGGCACACTCAAATGGGCTCAAATAAATACAACCATCTTTATGGAGGATGATTTTAAATGGGAGCTTTAGCAAACCTAGGAACTAAAATGACTACCGGCAAAGGGTTTGGACTTGTCTTGGGCGGAGCTTTTGCTGCTGGCGTAGCGAACAAAACAGCACGCTCCACAATAGATGCAGGGAACGATATAGCTTTTGGTGATCCAAATGCAGATAAATATTTCATGGGGTCACAAGGATTGAGTCCGGGTGGAATACTAGATGCTAAAACAGGATCTGGGATGGCAGCTGCTGGAACAATAGGTGGAGCAGCGATTGGTGGTATATTTGGTGGAATTGGTGCAGCTGCAGCTGGTTCTGCTCTTAAAGGTCAAACTCTTCAAAAGGGTTTAAATTTTTCAGACAAAATCCCTGGCATTGGGGGCAAGACAATATTAAAAGCAGGAGTTCGTCCAAAAATTGGTGGAGGAACTCTTGGCGCTGTTGGAGCTATAGCAGGAGCCGCAATTGGAGCATCTGCTATGACTAGAGGTTATGTTAATAGAAATAAGGAATTTTATAACACTTCACCTTATGCAAAAGGATCAGCTATGCAAGCATCCTCAACTCAAGCATACGGAGACATGGTTCTCGGAATGCATAATACTAGAAGGGGGTAACTATGGATCCTGATCAAAATGAACTTGGAGGAAATCAAGATGTCCCGTTAGCATTTAGAATGCTAGAAAATGTTCCTGGCTTTACGGCATCATTCCTCTTTGCGCAACATAGGGGTTCTAATACCTTAATGCGTGGTGGTTTCATGGATGGCCGCAAAAGGCGGACCAGGAAAGCTTGGTGGGTTTACTAGCCAAGGCACCCTTCAAGGACCTACGAGTAAAGCCTTCTATGGCTCTAGATCTACCAGAGCTGCAAAGGTAGCAGGTACTGGTGCAAATGCAAAGATGCCTCTACTCAAGGGAGCTAGACTAAATCACTTAACCGCTAGACCAAGAGCCTTAGGTAGATATAATTCTTTAGCAATGTTCAACGCTGCAGAAAAAACTCCATTTTATTCCCCATTTCAAATGGCAGCTAATTTTGGCGGTAAACAAGCAGCTAAGAGTAGTGCATTTAGAACCGCAGTATATGGTTCTGATGCAGCACTAGCTGCCGATACGCAGGTTTTTCAACGTGGCATGATTTCAATGATGACAGCTGGAAGAAAAACGGACATGCTAGAAAAAAGGGCTATTGGTGGTTCATCAAGAGCTGCAAGAAAAGTAGCAACTGCTCAAGAGCAAGTTAGTAGACTAGCAGGGATGAACAATCCAGCTATGCTGCAAGGTAAATCTACAGTTCAAGTAGCTGCTGGCATGCGTACTGCTCCTATTGGAATGGCCAATACATCACCTGCTCAAAGATTAGCTGCTGCTAGAGCAGCAGGTCCTCAAGCAACAATGTCACCAATGGCTAAGGCACTGTCAGGTGGTCCTCAGGTTGGACTTACTGGAAACTTAATGGCTTCTTCCGGTGCCACTCAAGCATCACGTCTTATGCAAGGTTACTTTAGAGGGGCATTAGGGCATGCGGGTTCTGCTGGACTTACGGGCGAAGCATTAACAGGTGCTAATAGAGCTGTTAGCCACTTGGCAATGGCACTTGACAAAACTGGAAAAGCTGGACTTGGAATAGACAACGCAACAGGAAAATTAACTGGTAGATTTGCAAGTGTTTATGAAGCAAAAGCAGCTAAGGCCCTTGGACAAGGTGCCTTTAAAACTCTAGGAGTAAAAGGGGTAGCTCAAGCAATGGGGACTAAAACCGGAGCAATGGCGCTAGGTGCTAGAGCTGGAATGATGGCTATCCCTGGATTAAACTTAATAGCTACAGCTTCATTAGTTTATGACCTTGGAAAAATGGGTGGAGAAGTTATCAAAAGTGGCATTAACTTAGCCAAAGATGCTGTAAAATCTATGAAGGGTTCTATTGACAAGCCAATGTTTGGAATGGGATACAAGGACAACGAAGTGGCAGCAACATCAAGAGCTCGAGGAGTAGCAGCAATACAAAACTCAAGACTCAATGCCAGATCAGCATTGGGTTCAGAAGGTGCAATGATGGCATCTCATTTTGGATAAACAATTATGACAATTGCAGAAAAAACTATTAAATTTAGAAAAATGATGGAGAAGCTTCCTAGGGAAGATCTTTTGGAGATCCTTAAAGCTCAAGACCCAGAGATCATTAAGCAAGTAAATAGAATTGAATGGGTTTTTCAGAATAAACTACAACACCTTAACTGGAAAGATGGAAGTCCAGTTATGGGTAGGGATGTAACTAATTATGAATTATCATTATTAGTAGACGAGCCCTTTGAGCTAGATAGAGAATTATTAGAAGTTGGCATTTCAGCAGAACAACAAAGGCAGATCCATTTAGCAAAAGACCCATGCACTTGGGGCAGACACTTTCTTGGTGCTGAAACCAGAGTATACCAAACTTTGATATTGAGAGATCCTTCTCTTAGAAAAGTATTAAGAGCTGGTCGTCGTTTAGGTAAAACCTACAGTATGGCTTTATATCTTCTTCATTATAGCTATACCAGTAAAGACGGAAGATGCCTAGTCATTGCGCCAATGAAATCTCACGTAGAATTAATCTATCAAGAAATATTAAGATTAGCTTCCAAGAATGAACTTGTAACTAACTCTATATCTAGAAAAGTTACTTCCCCTCAGTTCATGATTCAATTTTCAAATGGGTCAACAATTAGGTTCTTTACTTCGGGCATGCGCTCGGGAGGTAAATCGGACGTTGCTCGTGGTCAGGAAGCTCATGTGATCGTTTTGGACGAAATGGACTACATGCATGCAGACGACCTAGATGCCCTCTACGCGATGCTTCAGAAGACCGCTGAGGACCAACCAGACAAGGTCTTAATAGGTGCATCAACTCCAACTGGTAGACGAGAACGTTTTTGGGAATGGTGTTTATCTAATGATAGATTTAAAGAGTTTTGGTTCCCATCTTACTGCAATCCCTTCTTCGCTAAAGAGCAGGAAGAAGAATTTAGGGAGCAATATTCAGAAGGTGCGTATAGGCATGAAATTGAAGCTGACTGGGGCGAAGATGGCGAAGGCGTTTACCCTAGAAAATATATAGATAAAGCTTTTCTTGATCCAGGTTGGAAATATTATCCAGAGATAACTTCAGCTAGAAGTTTTTTTACAATTGGCGTTGACTGGGATAAATATGGAGCAGGCACAAACATAGTTGTTCTAGAAACCTGCAATGAACTATATGAAGAAGAACGTTTTAGAAATAAAACCAGAATGTGTTATAGGGAAGAAATCCCTAAATCTGAATTTACATTAACCAAAGGTGTTAATAGAATTGTTGAATTAAACGAATTACTTCAGCCTAAGCACATTTATGTTGACCGTGGTTTTGGCGAGGTTCAAGTAGAATTACTCCACAAGTATGGAATGGAAAATCCAAAGTCTCAATTAAGGCAGCGAGTTAAAGGTGTTAGCTTTGGGGAAACCATAGAAGTAAGAGACCCATATACAAAACTTCCTATTAAAAAAGAAATTAAACCTTATATGGTTGATAACTTAAGGCAATTTTTGGAAAAAGAAATTATATTATTTCCAATAGAAGATGAAGAAATATATATGCAATTAATTTCATATATCGTAACTAGAACTACATCTTCTGGTCGTCCTGTTTTTGAAGCCGGCGGTTCAGCTGTAGATCATGCGCATGATGCATTGATGTTGGCTTTGTTGGCTATAACTCAAAACTATGGCGAGTTTCATAAAATGAATTTTGCACAAAACACGCAGTCATTTTCTAACACGTTTTTTATGCCGAAGATGGGACTAGAGGACATAGAAGATGTAGATAAAAACTCAGCTGATGTTTCTCCAGTTAAGAATAGAACTTCTGAAATAAATACAAATCCTGGTATGAGAACTAAAAAATCAGCCAAAAAAATTGCAAGAAAGATGTTTTAGTAATGTCAATAAATAGATCTCAAGAATTACAAAGTGGAGATAGTTCTGTCTTTAATGACTATAAGGTTACAGAGGGCTCAAGCAACTCAACAAGTCAAGACGCCTACGAAAGAAGACAAGAGCAAGGCTTTAATGATCTAGAGAATTACAATACCTATTCGTGGACTAAGCCCTATACAGTTCCCCTTAAGTCTGTAAAGAATAGAATGGGTACAGTTGTTCGAGATATAACAGAGTTATTATCAACATATGAACAAAATTTAAAAAATGTATACTTAAATCCTTATTTAGATCCAGGTCTTGAAGATTCTCACTATCACATATGGGACGAACTGCATACTAATAATAAATCTTTAGTTGAAGAATATATTCCAGCGATCGCTGAACCAGCTGAAGGGGAAATGACTATTGCCGTTGAAGATACACCTTTATTTGGGGCAGATGGTGACACTGTTATTGATATATCTTTTGGACTATATACACCGCCAACAGATCCAATGAACAGTACAGCAAGTTTAGCTTATCCAAAGTATGTCTCCTTTTCTCAGTACCTTTATGCTGAGAAACACGGGTGCAGGGGCTGTAGGAAATTTGTAAAAGACTATGATAGATTAATTTCTCATTCGGTGTTTGTTCATTTATTTGATTTTAGATATTTTCTAAAACTATTATTACACGAAGCAAACAATATTAAAAATTCTTTAACTTATGATTTTGGAGATACCTATGAAGACGAATCACAACAGCAAGCAGCCTCATTCTACTTTTCATGGGCAGAGATGGCAGCGCACTATACGAAAGTCATTGCCGAGCAACTCTCGCAAGGACAAGATTATCTCGCAAGCTCCGAAGTGGATTATATATCTAAAAAACAAGCCGCTCAATTCCAAGCTTTTTTCTCGATTCGAGTAGCTTCGTATACAGAAGCTATAGACAATGTTCTTTTTTCTTTAAAGAAAGAACTAATGGATAATAGTGAGATTTTTTATGAAAGATATGTAAGTCCTTCTCTTAAGTTTAAATTAAATGTTTCAGGTCCATTGGAGATAGATATTCAAACAACTACTTTAAAGACTGAAGCTCCTGTGTTGGCGCAAGAAATTATTACAGCAGTAAATGCATTAAAGGGAAATTTTGGTTCAATACTTTCTGACATGATCCAAAGAAGGTCTAATCTTAGAAGTAAATTTGATAGATTAACTAGCTTAAACTTACAGAGAAAAAAATATATTAGCTACATAGATCAACTATCTGCCAAGGCAAGTACAAGACCTAGGATTTTAATTGAAATAAAGGAAGACAAGACATCAAGTATATTTGATAGAGTAATCATTGACGAAAACAGAAATCAAACTCTAAAATCAAGCCACGGGTTACTTGACGACTTAAATGAAGACAGCCATCCCCAATACTTATTAAGATCTGGCGGAAGCATATTTGGCAACATAGAAATAGCAGATGGAATTACTATAGATGGGGTGGACATTAGTGCTCACGCCCATACGGGTGAAGATGGGTCAATTAGAATAAAATCAACAGATATAGACTACGATACTCCTAGGGAAGAAGTTGACTTATTCTCAACAAGTACAGTTGGAGAAATGCAAGTAACGGTTAGCTCATTCATTCCCGACATAAGGACCGGTGGCGTACCTGTAGTTGACGTAGTTTTAAATATTCAAATTCCAGATGAAATAGACGGTAGATATGAATACGAAATTGTGTATATAGAGATCTGATATGAGTTGGTTTAGATATATAAAAGGAACTAATACAGGAGTAGCAATAACTACTTCGGAATTAGATTTAAGAATAACAACAATATCAAATGCTCCCGATACCTTAGAGTATGCGGCTCCTGCTTTAAGAAGAAGAGTCTTGATAGACGATCTAGAAGAAGATATTGAGGCCGGCGAAGTTGTATATGTTAATTTGGGAACTAAGTTTATAAACCAATATTATGATGACACTTTAGAGCTTCAAACAAGCCAAGATTCTTATATTGTAGTATATGAAAATAGCGAATCCGATGCTTCAGGAGAAGTTGTTGACAGTAAAGCTATAGATAATATAATTTATTTTAAAGCAGCTGAAAAACACAATAAAAACACCAAAAGTTTTATGTCTTATTCTATTTATTATTCTACAAAATATCTTAAATTTTTAGAACAATTTATGACAGCAGATGACCAAATTGTATATAAGATGGTTTCCAATCCTGGATCTATTATGTATGTAGAGGGTGCTTATTATGATTTAGACCCCGAGACTTTCTCATCGTATACTTATTCAGCTACAACTTCTTCAAGTAAAAGCTATCAACTAGCATTGTATAACAATGGAACTGACTGGAAAGATAATTATTCCATAAATCCAGGATCTAAAGCTTTTGGGATTTTTGATGGCCCAGGGTTTTCAATTTATGGAGAATCAGGTCCTAGGTCTGGTAAGTTCAAAATAAGAATACTATCTTTATATGATGATAATTCTATTTCAAAAAATGTTATTTTAGATTGGACAGAAATAGATTGTTACAGTTCTACTTTGTTAGAGTCTGAAATTTTATATCAAAATTCTAATTTAGAATATAAAAAATATATATTTGAAATTGAAACTTTAGCTGACAAAAATATAATGTCTCAATCTAACTATGTTAAAATAGACAAATATATGTTTTCTCCTAATTATAAATTAATTTATGAAAAAGAAGAATTTAATCCAGATTTATCTTTTGTTAAAGTGGGAGGAATACGATAATGGCAAATGTTAAAAGAACCGTACAAGACCTAAAACCACGGAAAAGAATACCTAGTATCAGTAAGAGCTAAAGATCCAGAATTAAATATAGTTTCTGACTACGTAGATACTATCAGATTCCAGATACCAAAAGACAGCACTATCCCAGATGCGCCAACCAATCTAAAGCTTTACGCGTCTTATGAAACGGTAATGTTTGTTTTTGATAACGGAATAGATTCCGATCTTTCTAATTATATATATGAAGTTTATCTACAAAGTCAAGTTACGGGAACATCTAGCAATTATGTTATTACAGGAGATCCAGTAGTAACTGGATACGCAACAGCTAATGTTTTCACCGTTGCTGTAGCTAACTCTTCTACAGATCCAACTACTGGGGCGTTAGTGCCTAAAAGATATTATGGAAGATTAAAAGCTGCTGATACTTCAGCTAATTACAGCGAATGGACAAACCTAGCACTAAGTGAACAAGATACTCCATTGATTGAAAGCCAGTTTATAAATAGTTTAACTGCTAGCAAGATTACTGCTGGTACAATTGGTGCGCATCAAATAATACTATCTCAAGCTGGTCCGGTAACAGATTATACAGATATTGCTAGTCAAGCAATTATTAGATCATCAGACTATTCTAATGACCCATACTCTGGTTGGATCATCAAAGGTAACGGGGATGCAGAATTTGGCAATCTAAAAATTACGGGATCAGGCACAAATAAAATCTTATTAGAGTCATCTGATCAGGGAAATGATTCTATAAGTATTGTAATAGGAGAATTGGCACCAAGTTGGAGTACTGATCATACGTCTTTTTATGCAGACGCAGAAGGACAATTTAGTTTAGGTCGAAAATTGACATTTAGAGAAGAAGATGGCTTATCTATTACTGGAGAAATTCAAGCAGATAGAGGTTGGATTGGAGGCAATAACGGTTGGTTGTTTGGAGATGATGGAATTTTAATCTCAGGCGTAGGGGAAAGTACTATTGGGCTAGCATCAGGGAACACTAGTTACACTGGAGTATTCGTACAAAATGACATTGTATCAATTTTGATTGATGATGAAGCAGACGTTTATAACCAAACATCGCCTCCTTATTTTTCTACGTTATATATCAAATTGGATAAAAGCCAACTCCCTGCAGCAATAGAAGCTAACACAAGCTTATTGGAAAATACTTTAGTAACTTTAAGTGGATTTACTTCAACGTTAACTATATTAAATAATAAAAGATTTGCTATTCAATCTGTTTATGAACAAGACTATACCCTTACATCTGATGATGCTACAGCAGGGGCTAATTTGCCAGGGAACAGAGTCATAATAGCTATTTATGGAGAAGACCAAGATCTTGATGAAATACATGAAAATAATTTACAAAATTTATACGACTTTTCCTCTGCAGCAACAAAGCCAATAATTACATTTTTTGATAATGCATCAGCTGGTGGAGGAACATCATATAGAATATGGTCTGGAGCTGAAGATCCAGCAGAGGCAAACTTTTCATTAGACTCAGATGGCAATCTAAAAGTGAATACAATATCAGTTGGTTCAGCAGGTTCTAGTGGTGGTATTATTTCAGTAGGCGGGGCGTATAACGGAGCTCCAAGTCCAAGAGCAATATGGCTATCAAATGGAACTGAACCTCCAGCAGGAACAGGTGCAGTTGGCGATATTTGGATAGCATATTAGGATAGTAAAATGACTAAAGGTCTTTGGGTTAAAACGGGAGCATCTACATGGTCTCAAGTTTCTGAAAATAATTCTTCTAATTTTGCCCTTAATATAGAAGAAGATATTTGGCCAAAAGCTGAAATTGTTTATGTTAAAACTGGAGCAACAACGTGGACACAGGCATGGAATAGAATACCTCCAACGCCGGCAATTACTAATAGCGTAGAAGATGAAAGACAAATAACAATCACTTGGGAATCAGGAGATTTTGATGAGGTTCCTTTTGATTTTGTAAAATGGCAATTTACCAAGAATAATGGCTCAACCTGGATTGAAGATGATACAAATAAATTTTTAAGACAAAAAACTATAACAGGATTAAACGAAGGAACATCCTATTACATTGGTGTTAGAATGGTTGACACAGCTGGAAAAACCGCTCAGGCAATACAATTATTGACAACAGATAATGTTCCCCCAGAAGCTCCGTATAACTTAACTGTAGATTCAAGAACTCAAACATCATTATCAGTAAGTTGGGATTTTGATGTTATTCCAGGAGACTTTTTAAGGTGGAGATTTTCTAGCAATGGCGGATCTACCTGGGTCAACTCAACTAATTCTTCATTGAGATCTTATACTTTTACTGGGCTAACTGCTGGAGATTTTTACAATCTAGTAGTTAGGATTGAAGATACCGGAGGAAACACAGCAGACGACACCACCTCATCTTATACATTACCTCCAACTCCAGCAGCTCCAACTCTTACTAAGGGAAATGATGGTTGGACCAGTACAGACTATGCAGTATTGCAATCCGATATAGATGCAGGCACCGATACCTTGGCCAGTGTAACTAGGAGTATATCTTGCTCTTTGTCCTACAATGGTAAAGCCAATAATCAGTATTGCTACTTTGAGCTTTTAGATTCTGCGGATGGTTCCTTGGAGACTAGCGATAATTTTGATTTAGTGACATCGGCAACAACTCTAACATATGAATTTACGGCATTAAGCTATAATACTACATATAAAGTTAGATTAGTATCAGTAGACAATGAAGGCGAAGAAATATCTGGGACAACAGCTTCGGTAACAACAGATAACTATAATTCAGTTGCAATTACGGACGTAAGACAAGCATACGTAGATAATTGGCTAGAGTTCGGTTATGCCGATACGATAACATCAAGTGGTAATTTTAGCAGTATATACGTAGCAGAAAATGTTGGCGACAATAACGCATCTACAGCCTGGGTCTCTACCGGGTTTTCGTCTGCAGGAAGCTCTGGCTCTAGTGTTTTACCTTACATTGAAGGACAGGGTACAGGTGGCCAAAGCGGTGAATCCTCTACTACACATTATACGGAAATAGGGCAAATAAGAATTAGATCTGGGTATGCACAAAGTTATTCTTTGCATATTGGCATAGCTAATGCTAGTGGAGTAGTAACATGGCAAGGAACAGGGACTATACAAGGGTATAAATATGTGGCCACTTCAACCTATAATGACACAGGAAATTACGATACATTTAATTTTACAAACGTAAAACAACATTCAGGTAGAACTTATTACGTAAGGCTTTATATTTGGGGGATGGATAGGTGGCCGAATGCTACTACAAGTAGTTATAGGGCAATTATTCGAGACATACAGATACTGGAAAGAGAATGGGCTCCAGAAAATTATCAATCGGATACTGCATATTATTAATATAATCAAATTATCTAGCTAAATCTTGATTAACTACAATTTACTCTGATATAATACTTGTTATGAATGAACAAAATTTAGATATCAATATCATCATGCAAGCTTTTCAAGAAAAAGTAGGCCAGTTAATAACAGAATTAGTGATTAAAGAAGCTACAATAAAGCAACTAACCATACAGTTAAATCTAGCCCAATCATCGTCAGATGCATTCGAAATACCAACCAATCCAAAGGAAAAAGTAAAATAATGTCAAAACAAATAAAAGCTACAACAGAACAAGCTCCAGTAGAACAAGCTCCAGTAGAAGAAACTGTAGAAACGCCAGTACAGCCTAAAAAAGATTTTGCTATCTCTATTACAATTAGCGATCAAAACCTTGGTTATAAAAGTGATTTCAACGAGGCTGAAACAGTTTTTTGGCTGGAGTCAGTTAAGGCTCTTATTGTTAAAAGAGCTTTTGAGGCTACAGAATTACAAGCTCAATAGTTAACTTCTCCTTTGTAGTTTTAAATACTACTATTAACTTATATATTTAAACAGGAGAATATAAATGGCTTTAAAAGATTATCTTCCATTTGTCCAGAATAGTTCTGCCGATTTTCTAGCAAAGTCCATAGAACCAGATCAGGTCAAGTCTTTGTCCAAGACGCTTAAACCAGCAGCTTTGGCTTTGGGCTTTCGTGGCACAACTTATTATTATAACGTTAGGGCTACCTTTGAACCATCGCCCTATAACTTTGAAAGAATACTACAAGCTCTAGATACAGACTCCTACGCCAAGCAAGGCATGCTTAAATATAAAGAGCTGTTCTGGAAAGAAGGCTGGAAGATTACTGGAGAAAATCCAGAGGCTGTTGCCTATATCAATCAAAGAATTGACTTCATGGAAATAGCCATGAAGAGACCATTTAGTGATTTTCTTCTTGAGGTAACAGATCATCTAATTAAATTCTCCAATGTTTTTATAGTTAAGGCAAGAGCTGACATGTCTCAGTACTTCCCAACTCCTTTAACTCCAATAAATGGCACTCAACCAATTGTTGGTTATTATATTATCCCAACTGAGCAGGTTAGAATCTTACGAGACAAGCACAATAAGCCTAAGGCCTATAGACAGCAGACTAACCCCTGGACCTACATGCCGACAGACAAAGACCCTGTATGGGACGCTGAGAAGGTAATCCACTTACATTTCGACAAGAAGACCGGACGTGCGTTTGGCACTCCATTTATTAGTGCAGCCCTAGATGACATTATCGCTTTAAGACAGCTTGAAGAAGATATTCAAAACTTAGTTCATAGAGAATTATTCCCTCTTTATAAATACAAGATTGGAACAGCCGATCAACCAGCTGAGCCAGAGGAAATAGAGAGAGCATCTTCTGAGATTGAAAGTATGCGAGCTGAAGGTGGATTGATCCTTCCTTACAGACATGACGTAGAAGTTATAGGCGCAAATAACGCTTCACTCAATGCTGAGGGTTACCTCAACCACTTCAAGGAAAGAGTAGCTATTGGACTTGGAGTGGCACCTCATCACCTAGGCATGTCTATGAACGGTGGCAATAGAGCCATGACCGACAGATTAGATACTGCGCTATATGACAAGGTTAAGCAATATCAAAAGCAAATGTCCGAGATGATTAGATTACATTTCTTCAATGAATTATTGTTTGAGGGCGGATTTGATCCAATCGTGAACCCAATGGAAACAGGTCTTTCTGATAGATGTTACTTTAAATTTAATGAGATTGACGTTGATACTCAAGTTAAAAAAGAAACTCACATAATACAAAAGTATACTAACTCAACAATCACTTTACCAGAAGCTAGAATACAACTTGGCATGGATCCAGAGTATGATAGAGACGAATTGTTTACAGGTATTCAAGCTGATATCCAAATGGAGATAGCAAAGAATCAAGCAGAAGTAGTAGCAGACAACGCTCCTCCAGTAACAGCAGGGGCTCAGAATTCAGATAAACAAAAACCTGCTCCTAAGGGCCAGAAGAATCTGCCATCAAAGAGAAAAGGTGCTGGCAATGTAATTCGCCCAGCAAATCAGCAGGGCAGAAGAACTTCTCCTAATATAAGAAGATCTGATCTTTCTTGGCTCCCAATGATTGAAAATGCACTCAAAGACGAGTATAATGTATATGAGCAAGACGAAACAGTCGAACGAAACGAACAGGTAGATTAATGTATATTGAATCAGAAATAGGCAAGCAAATGAGATACGGCGATAATGCAATTGATGCATTCTTGACGGCAGTAGATAATGGTCAAGCTAGATTGGGCCTGCAAATTCTAGTTGATATTGTTGTTGCTTTTGCAGACAAAATTGATGAACTTGAAGCGGCCAATAAAAAAGAAGATGTTGTTGCCGTCGAAGAAATTATCACACCTGCAGATGTACCCGCGCCTGCAGCTGTGCCCGCAGTAGAAGCAGAAGCACCTAAGGTTGAAGAATCAAAGCCTCTTACGAAAGAACAAGAAGTTCAATCTAGAAACAAAGTTGCTCCCAAAGAAGCCACTACCGAAAAGTAAAATGAAGCTCATTATAGGTTGCCCTATATATGATAGGGAATGGATATTCCCAGCTTGGGCATCTTGCATAGAAAATCAATCTTTTCCATTAAGTGAAATAGGTTTTGTTTTTGTTGGGAGTAAAGACGATACTGGGACTATAGCTATGATTGAAAGATGGAAATCAGTTCATCCAGAAATCCCTTTTGTTGATTTTATATCGGCAGATACTTTAAACCATTCTTCACACGAAGAAGGAATGCGTCAATGGACTATCTCTAAATATGAGAATATGACTAATTTAAGAAATATTCTTTTAAATAAAGTTAGAGAATATGAGCCTGATTATTTCTTTAGCCTAGACTCAGATATCCTATTAACTAATCCAAGCACTATTGAATTATTGATAGCCCATATAAAAGATGGAGCTGATGCTGTAAGCCCACTTATGTTTATGACTCCTGTAGGAATGAGATTTCCTAGTGTTATGAAGTGGATTGGCGAAGTAGGCAAAAAGGCAATGAGAATCGATAACTTTCCTCTAGGGACTTACTTCCAATCAGACATTATAATGGCAGCAAAAATGATGTCAAAAAATGTATATCAAAATATAAACTATCAAATACATGAGCAGGGAGAAGATCTTGGCTGGTCTGGGAACTGTGGAAAAATGGGATATAAACTGTTTAGTGCATCTTACATGTATGCTCCCCATATAATGAGTAAAGCCATGTTTAATGATTTTGTTAAAAATGGCGATTTAAGACATAAAGATGTGTTGCAATCTTTATCTAAAGTATGATATTCTTATATAAGAATGTTTAGTTTATAATAACTTAACTTACTATAATGTTTAGTTTAAACTGCTCTTTAGGGAGAACAAATAAATGACTTTTGAATTCACGGAGAACTTTACCGTTCAACTTCCAGATATCAGCGAGAGCAACTATAATTTCTCGGAATCATTTAATGCTAATTATGGTTTAATTATTGAAGTTGCTGCAATCCATGAACGGATTGACTTCTAATTACAATAACTATTCCGCTGCAGAACTTGAAAAAGCCTTGCAGTCTTGGGTTGAGCCATACCCTAAGCCAATAATCATGAATCATGATCTTAACACAGAGCCTATTGGTCGTGTTATGGCAGCAAAGATGGATAAAGAAGGTGACGGAAGTCCTTTCGTGAGATTGCAAGTTGCAATTACAGATCCAGTTGCTGCGCAAAAGATCCTCGACAAGAGATATCTTACTGGTTCAGTTGGCGGTAGAGCAGGAAAAGCAGTTTGTTCCATTTCTGGAGAAGATCTCGCAACCGAGAACGCATCAGGAAGACCAGCTGCTCCTAAATATCGTAGAGGTCAAGTCTACAAGGGTAAGCTTGCATTCATAGATATGCAAGACATTTCCTTTAAGGAATATTCTTTCGTAAACCAACCCGCTGACGGTAAGTCCGGGGTTAGATCCACTACTGTAGTGGACGATGAAAACAAAAAACCAACCTCAGAAGGCTGGGTAGCTAAGAGTTCTGCTTTCGTTCTACACATGAACGAAGAAGATATTTACTCTTTTGATGAGCATGAATCTTTATTGAAAAATATGAAAAAGAAAGAATCAAAGCCTCTTTATCTGCACCTCAAAGGCGCTTTCCTTACTGCCATGGCAATACAGGAGAGCGAAAGTGCACATAGTGAAGCTAATTCATTACTATCTAGCGGAGAAGTTGAAAAAGATATTAATCCACAGGAGAAATCAAATATGGACGCAAATGTTGTAAGCGAGGACATACTCGCTGCTGTTGAAGATCTAAGTCAAGATCTTTCAGCTATAGCTTCTGGAACAGTAGAAGAATCAGAAGAGACCCCTGCAGAAGAGGCTCCTGAGACAGAAGCACCAGAAGTAGAAGAGGCTCCCAAAGAAGAGACCGCTAATGAAGAAGTCCCAGAAGCTGCAGAAGAATCAGTTAAGGGTGAAGAAGCAAGTGATAAAGCTGTAGTTGAAAACGAAGCATTATTAGAAGCTATTCAAAAGATTCTAGAAGATGCTGCTACAGTTGATGCTAGCACTGCTGCTGCTCTTTTGGTAGCAAATGAATTAAATCAAAAAGAAACTGCCGATATCTTGACCGAACAAGATGGCCAGCATAAAAAGTGGCTATGGCAGTTAAAGTCTTTCCTCAAGATGGAAGCTGGAGAACCAGCTGATGAATCATGGAGAATAGCAAAGTCTGAAGAAGTTTCAGAATCAGCAGAAGAACTCGTTGTAGTTGATTCAGCTAATCCTGAAGTTTCAAAAGAAGATCAAGAAATAGAAGTAGCAAAAGCAGAGCTCACTGGCAACGAAAGCGCCTCTGAGGAAAATGTTAATGCTAGCAAGCTTCAATCTCTTGAAGAAGAAAACCAGAAGCTCAAAAATGCATTACATAGAACTCTTGTTGAAAGAGTTGTAGACGCAAAGATTGCAGCTGGAGTTGAATCACAAGAAATTAGAGAGTCTCTTATTCAGGAACATGTTAGCCGTTCGGCTTCATCTCTTGCCGACTCTCTGAGAGATCTGGCAAAAATGCCAGCTACCAAGAAAATAGCTGGAATGATGTTAGAGATGAATTCAGAAATCGAAGTTATTGAGGGTGAAGAAAACGTCATCACCATTAACGGAGAAGAAGAAGTAGTCGAAGAAAAAGTGACAAATACTCCAGAGCAGTTATTTGTAGATGCCTTAATGGGCCGCCGTAAACTTTAATCATAATCTAAGGAGAAATTTAAATGAGTTTAGCAAAATTTCGTAAAGTAGGGACTAAGACCGGCACAGGCCGTTTAGTAGTCTCAGAGGGTATCGCTCCAGCAGCTTACCTCCTAACACACCCAGGTCTCCCGACCTTTTATTCAGACAGTGAAGATGATCGTTTTGAAATTGTAATCCCTAAGGGTACAATCATTTCAGTTATTGCTGACGCTAATGGTGATGCAAGAGTAGTTCCAGCTAATGGTTCTGGCTCTGCAGTAACCTGGGGCGACAACATGCCAGACTCATGGTCTCCACTTACAGGTGCAACCCCTGCGTACAGCTCAGGCGCTACTGACAGCATTGAAGTAGCAGTAAGAAGCGTTCCAGTCGGCGTTGCACAATACGATCTCTACCGTCCTTTTGACAAGGGCACTTCACAGGGTGCTGGTTTCATCACTCATGGATACGTAGAGTACCCAATGGTCAATGGCATTAACAACGACGTAACAGTCGGTTCATTAATCGCTCCAGACTTTATGGGTCGCCCAAGAGCATTATCAGCTGCTGACTGTGGATCATACCCATGGTTGCAAGTTGGTAAGGTAATTGAAGTAGAGAAGTTCGCCACCAATTTTGATGACGGCCTCCTCTCCTACATGCAGTTGCCTTCAGATCCGGGCGCTCTCAAAACCGTTTTTGAAATCACGCAAAGTGGTCCATTCAACGGCAAGTTGGGCATCCGTTCAAACCTGGATGTAAACAATGTCATTGGCGCATTCCGCGTCAACCTAACCTTATAAAAAGAAAAGAAGGAAAACCCTAAGATGAGTAAAACAATCCAAGAACTCCTTTCCGGCCTCCCAGCTTGGGAAACCGCATTATCAGAGGATGGGTACATCGACGAAGACAACAGAGTTACTGTCAAGGAAGCTTTTGCATCACCAGATGCAGCAGCACTTTTCCCTAAAGTTATCTCTCGCACTCTAAGAGAGGCTGCAGAGCCACAATTGTTGATCACACCCTTACTTTCTACTGTTCGCCTTGGAAAGGGCCGTTCATTAGAATTCCCAGCAGTTAATGCAATCCAAGCAGCAGAGATCCCTGAAGGACAAGAGTACCCAGAGCAGTCACTCGCATTTGCGAAGCAGATTGAAGGCAAAGTGTCGAAGAAGGGCGTTAAGCTCTCCTTTACAGAGGAAGTCATCGCTGACTCCCTTTGGGACATCGTTGGTCTTCACGTCCGCGCAGCAGGTCGTGCAATGGCTCGCTTGAAAGAGCAGATCGCACTAAGTCGTTTCAAAGACGCCGCAACTATTGTCTTCGACAATGACAGTGGTTCATACGATGACACAACTGGTCGTGACATTACCGGTGCCTTCAATGACACCATCACGTGGGACGATATCGTCGACATGGCAGCAGTTCTCATGGCAGAAAAGCATGTTCCAACCGACTTCATCCTTCACCCATTGATGTGGTCAGTATTCCTTAAAGATGCAATCTTCCACTACGGTGGAGCAGCATCTGCAGTCAATACAAGTTGGGGCTACCGTCCATCAAATGCAGATGGCGCACTTAACGCAACTGCACCTATGGGCCTTAATGTCCTTGTCTCACCATTCGTAAGCTTCACAGCCAAGAGCGGTGCTACGGCAGCTAAGTCTGACCTCTTCTTGATTGATAGAAACGAAGTTGGTTCATTGTTGGTCAAGGACGATATGTCCACCGACCAGTTCGATGATCCTTCACGTGACATCCGTCAATTGAAGATGAAAGAGCGCTACGACATCGTAATGCTTGGCGATGGTGAGGGTATCACTGTTGCTAAGAACGTTAACCTCAGCCGTAACTACGAGGTTCTCGTTACTAACGAAACAGCCTAATCTTAGGACAATTATAGTTGCGGTCACTTTGGTGACTAAACCTAAGGGATTTGGGACGGTAGGTAACTACCGTCCCTTGTTCTTTTTCCAAACAAGGTTACTAAATGTATAGGCAAATAAGGAGATAATGTGGCACTATATTTAATAGAGCACGCTAGTGTAGACGCTGACGTAGTAATAATTAAGTTTGGTAGAACTGTTAAAATCAGTACTCTAATTAATCCAAACTTTACGGTAGAAAGCACTGACGCAACTCCAATTGTTGTCAATAGTCCATTTGCCCCTATCAATACAATTACTGATTATAATCAGATCTCTAGAACATTAAGATTATTTTGGGACCAGCAGTTAACTGCTAATAAAGAATATAAGATAAAAGTAACCAATCTCTTTGATGCCGTAAACGAAAAGATACCATCAGAAAGTATAGTCTTTACAAAGAATGACGATGCTACTCCATCTACGGTAATAGCTAATATAACTTCATTCCAAGAACCTGATTATGAAGAGATTTTAATTGAAGATAAATCTTTAAGAATAGATGCTTTTTCTACAGTTCAAATTATTGCTAAGAATCCCAATTTTTTTATAAAATCAATAGATCCAGAAAATGGTTCATTTTATATAGACAACTCCCATAACAACGGCAGAGTCACAATTACCTTTAACGCTCGCCCAGCTTCTAACTTTCTTAATAATGATTACTTTAAAGTACAAAGAAAAAAAATTCAAAGAATACCATCTAGATGGGAAACAGTTTCAGCTAATGTCTCAATTCATTCCTGGGAGCCAGAAGTGTATTTAGATATGCCTTCTACAGATGCTACTCCTGTGTTCTATCCAAGCGACAAAGAATATTATGAAACTGGCTATAAATATAGGATTATAATATCTAAAGATATAGGTATTTAATATGTCTAATTTTGTTTACAAAAAAGCAAAAGAAGCAATATTAAATGGACAAATAAATTTTTCTTCTAATCAATTTAAACTACTATTTGTAAATACTGCAAATTATACAGCAGCGGAATCGTCAGATGAGTTTCTTTCAGGGATCAATAATAGTGCCATAGTTGCCACCAGTGCTGCTATTACTGGAGTAACAAACACCCTTGGGGTAATAGATGCTCAGGACATATCAATTTACCTAGAAGCTAATACTACATTCAATGCAATAATTTTATTTCAATCTTCTGGTAATCCGGCTACTTCTAGGCTACTATTTTATATAGATACTGGATTTAATTTACCATTCGTAGGTTCACCTATAGGCTCTAGTTTAACTATAGTTTGGGAAAATAATTCAACAAAAATATTATCAATATAGGAGTGTAAAATGGCCACTAATTATCCTAACTCTCTAGATATTTTAATAAATCCTACTGCAACAGATAACTTAAACTCTACAGTAGTACCCCATGCTGAACAGCACGCCAACCTTAATGATGCTATGGAGGCTGTTCAAACTATATTGGGACTTAACCCATCTGGTAACTATTTAACAATAAAAGATAGAATGGCAGCTTCGGAAGCTTTAAATGGGTTAAACGACGTTACTATTACTTCTGTTGCAGCGGGCAATGTACTAAGATACAACGGCTCAAAATGGGTCAATTACGTTGAAACTAATCTAACCGATGGGGGAAATTTCTAAAATGGCAAATACAATCAGGATCAAAAGAAGAGCGTCAGGTAATGCTGGTGCACCAGGATCACTCGCTAATGCTGAACTTGCGTACAACGAAGTTGATGATGTTCTTTACTATGGTAAAGGCGCAGGCGGTTTAGGGGGTACGGCCACCACGGTTGAAGCTATCGGTGGCTCAGGTGCTTATGTAGGTCTTTCCGGCACTCAAACGATCACTGGTAATAAAACATTCTCAGGAACTATTGCACTTGGTGCTTCTGCAACAGCAACAACAAAGTCTGCTAATAATAACTCTACTTCAGTAGCAACTACTGCATATGTAGACTCAGCAGTTAGCGCAAGTGGCTCATTTACTGGGCTATCTTTTGCTGGAGACACTGGAACTACTGAAACAATTGCCAATGGCAATACGTTAACAGTTTCTGGTGGCACAGGTTTAAGCTCAGTTGTTTCAGCAACAGATACCGTTACGGTTAACCTTGACAACACTGCCGTTACAGCTGGTTCTTATGGCTCAGCTAGCGCAATCCCAACCTTTACGGTTGATGCTCAAGGTCGTTTGACAGCAGCTGGAACAGCTTCTATATCTACTTCATTTACAGTAGACGCAGATAGTGGTGACAATCTAACCATTTCTGGTGGAGATACATTTGTTATAGTTGGTGGTACAGGCCTAACGTCGACAGCTTCTGCAACCGACACTCTTACTTTGGATCTTGATAACACCGCAGTAACAGCGGGTTCATTTGGTTCAGCTACAGCTGTTTCAACCTTTACGGTTGATGCTCAGGGTCGTTTGACAGCAGCTGGAACAGCAACAATTGCTATTCCAGCAAGTGCAGTTACAGACTTCAATGAAGCTGCTCAAGATGCAGTTGGAAATGCAGTTGGCACAGGTCTTACCTACACTGATGGAACAGGTGCAATTTCAGTAACAGCAAATACTTACGACGCGTATGGTTCAGCTTCAACAGTCGCAGGAAACTTAACGACTCATACATCTGCAACAGAAGCACATGGTGCAACTGGTGCAGTAGTTGGAACCACAAACACTCAAACTCTAACCAACAAGACGCTTACTAGTCCAGTAATTACTGGAGCAGTATTTAATGATGGTTCGGTGGTTTTTGAAGGTGCGACAGCTGATGCCCATGAGACAACACTTGCTGTCACAGATCCAACCGCAGATAGAACAATCACACTTCCAGATGCAACTGGTACAGTAGCACTTACTAACAATAAGCTTTCGGATTTTGCAGCCACTTCTTCATCAGAACTTGCTGGAGTCCTTTCGGATGAAACTGGTACTGGTGCATTAGTATTCGCTAATACGCCAACACTTGTAACGCCAAACATTGGTGCTGCTACTGGTACATCTCTTACCCTTTCAGGTGATCTGACAGTCAACGGTACAACAACTACAATTAACTCAACTACTGTAAGTGTTGATGACAAGAACCTTGAGCTTGGTTCAAGTGCCTCTCCAACAGATGCAGGTGCAGACGGTGGCGGTATTACCCTTAAGGGCGATACGGACAAGACCTTTAACTGGATTGATGCAACTGACGCATGGACTTCATCTGAGAATCTCAACCTTCTAACTGGCAAGTCATTGTTAATCGCAGGAACTTCCGTACTTAACGCCACTACTCTTGGTTCAGGGGTAACCGCATCAAGCCTTACTTCAGTTGGAACAATTGCAACTGGTGTATGGAATGGTACCGCAATAGCCATAGCTAACGGTGGAACCGGCTCTACAGACGCTGGAGCAGCTCGTACGGCTCTTGGATTAGCAATTGGCACTAACGTACAGGCCTACAACTCTACACTCGCTGCAGTGGCTGGTGGTACGTATACTGGTGATGACAGCATTACAACCCTTGGAACAATTACCACTGGTACTTGGACTGGTACGTCAATAGCTATTGCTAACGGTGGTACCGGCTCAGCAAATGCTGGAGATGCTCGTACAGCCCTTGGATTGGCCATTGGGACCAATGTACAGGCTTATAGCTCTGTTTTAGCTGACGTAGCTGCTGGTAACTATATACTTGACGGTGGAACGTTCTAGGACTATAATTAACTGAAACTTTATCTATGGAGTAAAAATGGCAAGTCAATATAATATATTATTTGTCAACAGGTTAAATTATGGCTATTAGTAGTGGAAATTCATCAGGGCCAAGAAAAAATAACGTACCCAACATAGTTGGAGATAAGCCAGTCGTTGCCGATCCTAAGCTCACAGCAGCAGGTTTTGACGTACGGAGTTGTATCAAATACTAACCTAAACGATCCTTCTGGTGGCAACTTAACTAGGCTAGATGAGATTATATCTGAATCCCCTGCAGCTAATACGGTTTATCCAAGAAAAGAAGATGTAGCTTATACTAAGTATTCTCCCTACTTTCCTCCCTACTTTCCTCCATACTTCCCTCCCTACTTCCCACCATACTTCCCTCCGTATTTCCCTCCGTATTTCCCTCCATATTTCCCTCCATACTTTCCTCCGTATTTCCCCCCATACTTTCCTCCATTCTTTGGCCCTCCGCTTTTCAAGTAAAAGATATTCACTATGGCTAACACTATTAAAATAAAAAGATCAGCAACTCCAACTCAAGCTCCAACAACCCTGGATCATGGTGAGCTGGCGCTAAACTACGCAGATGGAAAAATATTCTACAAGAATAGCTCCAATGCTATTGTTGAGTTTACTAGTGCCGTTAGTTTAGCTGGCACAGTTTATAATACAACTGTAGGCGATGGAACTAATACTTCGTTTGTTGTCACTCATAATTTTGGAAGCAGAGATGTAAGTGTAACTGTTAGGGAAGCTGCTTCTCCGTATGGTTTAATTTTAACTTCCTGGGAAGCTACATCTAGTAATACTATTACGGTTTATTTTGATTCTCCCCCAGCTTCTAGTTCAGTCAGGGTGTCGGTTTATATAGCCGTAGCAGGCCTTGAGGTCGGTCCTACGGGGCCAACTGGGGCAGAAGGTCCTACAGGACCAACTGGTCCTACTGGTGCTGAAGGTGCACCAGGAGCTGCTGGAGCAGAAGGAGCACCAGGTCCAACTGGGGCAGAAGGTCCTACAGGACCAACTGGTCCTACTGGTGCTGAAGGTGCACCAGGAGCTGCTGGAGCAGAAGGAGCACCAGGTCCTACTGGGGCAGAAGGTCCTACAGGACCAACTGGGTTAACTGGAGATACAGGACCCACAGGCCCAACAGGTTCTACAGGACGCGCTTATGCTGGAGTTACTGCATCATGTGCAACTTCCATTGATGGAACTATTGGCACTACCTATGTATTCACTTCCGCTAACACTGGAGCTTTTGCTTTAGGTAATCACGTAAAAGTTAATGCAGCAGCAGGATATATTACCGGTGAAATTACAGCCCTTGTTCAAGATACTAGTTTCAGTGTTTACTCTGACTATGAAGCAGGTGAAGGTTCTTTTAGCTCTGCCTCTGTCTCCCTTGCGGGTTTGCAGGGCGAGGTTGGTATTACTGGTCCGACTGGTCCGACTGGAAGTATTGGTTCAGCAGTATTAAATGATCTTTCCGACACCGTAATAACATCATCATCAATTGGTCAAATGCTAAGATACAATGGAACCAATTGGGTCAATTATGATAAAACTATTACTCTTGGCGGAAACTTTACAATTACTACAGAAGACGGTGCTTATTCAACCACACTTGCAACTACAGACAACACTAGCATAACACTGCCAGAGACCGGTACATTAGCAACACTCGCAGGAACTGAAACTTTTACTAATAAAACTTTAACAAGTCCAGCTATTGAAACCTCGTTAAATAGCCTAAGTTCTACCTTCACCTTGCTGAACGTTGGTCAAACAACTATAAACTTTGCTGGAGCAGCAACAACATTGAACATTGGTGCCGCAACTGGAACAACGACAATAAATAATAATCTAGTAGTAAATGGAAATAAAACTCTTACCTTTGGTGGAAATTTTACTACGTCAGGTGCATTTGCAACTACATTAACGGCAACTGCTACAACATCTGTAACTCTTCCAACGACTGGCACTCTCTCGACTCTTGACGGAATGGAAATTCTAACCAACAAGACTCTCACCAGTCCAGCAGTTGACACACCGTTCCTTACTCTTTCAACAAGTGCATCAACAACTGATGCTAGAATTTTTTGGGATTCTACAAATAAAAAAATAAGAGTAGGCAATGGAACAATATCATTAGACTTTGCTTCTTCCAATGTCGTAACTAACGCTCAGGTAGCTAGCTATACACTGGTCTTGGCGGATAAAGATAAACTAGTAGAAGTGAGTAATGCTTCAGCTAATACCTTAACTGTTCCTTTAAACTCTTCTGTAGCTTTTCCCGTTGGAACGCAAATAACAATACTTCAAACAGGAGCAGGAATGACTACAATTACCGCAACTGGTGGAGTAACAATAAACGCTACCCCAGGACTTAAGCTTAGAGCACAGTGGTCTTCTGTTACTTTAATAAAAAGAGCTACAGATACCTGGGTTGCATTAGGTGACTTGCAAGCTTAATCTTTTTTAATACACCAAAAGTTAGTAGAGCACCAACGGTATCCACTTTTGATTTCCTTGACTTGATGCGGGAATCCATCTTTAGCTGGAAAGCATATAAACATTCCAGGTTCTGGTTTAATTAAT